TCTTCTAGATGCTAAGGATCTAAATAAAAAGTATCAAAAAATTCAAGAAGGTGATAAGATCAAATTTTTATATTTAAAAGAACCCAACCCATTAGGTACTCATGTAATTACTTTCTCCGGTCAACTACCTCCAGAGTTTAAATTACGTGAGTATGTAGATTATGAAACTATGTTTGAAAAATCTTTTCTAGAACCGCTAAACTCACTTCTAAGTTGTATTGGTTGGAAAGTCAAAGAGCAAGCTTCTCTGGAAGGTCTATTTGGTTGATTATATAATGATTAAAAGGAGTGAAATATGAATGTGCTAGATAAACTAAAAAAGAATACAACTATAAAAGAAACCGACCTGCTGTCGGAATCTAAGTTATTTAAAAATAAAGATCTTATTTCTACCTCAGTACCTATGCTAAATGTAGCGTTATCAGGTAGATTAGATGGTGGTCTATCTCCAGGGCTTACTGTATTTGCAGGACCTTCTAAGCATTTCAAGACTGCATTTGCGCTAATGTTAGCAAAAAGTTATCTGGAGAAGTATAATGATGCAGCTATCCTTTTCTATGATTCTGAGTTTGGTTCACCTCAGTCTTACTTTGATAGCTTTGGTATTGATACTAGCCGGGTTATACACACACCGATTACAGACATCGAGCAACTTAAACACGATGCTATGGCCCAGCTTAATAATATTGAGCGCGGGGATCGTATCATTATTATCGTGGATAGTGTAGGCAATCTAGCTAGTAGAAAAGAAGTAGAAGATGCTATTGATGGTAAATCGGTAGCTGATATGTCTCGAGCTAAGCAGTTAAAATCGTTTTTTAGAATGGTTACCCCGCACCTGACACTTAAAAATCTTCCTATGATCGTGGTTAATCATACCTACATGGAAATAGGTATGTTCCCGAAAGCTATTGTTTCTGGTGGTACAGGGGTATACTATTCAGCAGATAATATTTACATTATCGGTCGTCAACAGGAAAAAGAAGGTAGTGAGATTGTTGGGTATAACTTTATTATTAATGTTGAAAAGTCTCGCTATGTACGAGAAAAGTCTAAAATACCTGTGGAGGTAACCTATGAGGGGGGTATTAGTAAGTGGTCTGGGCTATTAGATGTAGCCTTGGAGGGAGGGTTTGTTGTCAAGCCTTCTAATGGGTGGTATTGTAGAAAAGGTGAAGAACACAAGTATAGAATGAAGGATACTTATACCAAAGAATTTTGGATGCCTATCCTTGCTTCTAAAGACTTTCAAGAATATATTGAAAAGACCTATAGAATGTCAAGCGGTTCGTTAATGGGTAGTGACGATCTAACGGATGAGGATTTAGATTCTGAATATGATAAGCTAGGTGTATAATGCTAAGAAATAAATTATTCCAACCGTGGTTTGTAGGGGAAAAGGACTGGGGATTTGAGATTGTTGAAGGTCCGTTTAAAGAGGTTTGTATTCAAATAGAAAACCTGGAATTTAAGGATGAGGATACTGGTAATTGTACATTAGATTATCATACAGTACGTTTACCAGAGCATCTTAAACCAGAATCATTACAAACCCCAGAATTTGAAGAAGTAATAAATCAAATTATCAACGATATTCTAACCGAAGCTATTAAAGAATATGAGACTAGAAATAGCGATACTCAAAAACCTGATACACCGTGAAGAGTACATGCGTAAGGTACTTCCGTTTGTAAAAGCGGAATATTTTTTAGAGGAAAGTGAGAAGGTAGTATTTCAACATACCCAGCAGTTTATATCTAAGTATAATAAACCACCCACTCTTGAAGCCCTGTCTATTTCTTTAGAAAACACTTCTCTTCCAGAAGGGTTATTTCAAGACGTTGTACAACTGGTAAGTAAGCTAGAACCAACTGAGAATTCCGATCTACAATGGTTGACGGATGAAACGGAGAAGTTTTGTAAAGATAAAGCTGTCTATAATGCTATTATTCGCTCTATCGGTATTATGGAAGGTCGTGATAAACAAGTTACTAAAGATGGAATACCATCCTTATTACAGGAAGCATTGGGAGTTTGTTTTGATCGCTCAGTAGGACATGATTACTTTGATAACTCAGACGACCGTTATGATTTCTACCATCGAGTGGAATCTAAAATACCTTTTGATATTGATTTATTCAATAAAATTACCCAGGGTGGTTTGCCTAATAAGACGCTTAATATTGCATTAGCAGGTACCGGGGTAGGTAAATCGCTGTTTATGTGTCATGTTGCAGCCGGTGCTTTAACCCAAGGTAAAAATGTTCTATACATTACTTTGGAAATGGCAGAGGAGAGAATTGCCGAGCGTATTGATGCTAATTTATTAAATGTAGATATTGATCAAATAAAGGATCTACCTAAGCAATTGTTTGATAATCGTCTTACTAAACTCAAACAAAAAGCCACGGGGCAGTTAGTAATAAAAGAATATCCAACTGCCTCTGCTCACGTAGGTCATTTTAAATCACTATTAAACGAGTTGCATCTTAAAAAATCGTTTAAACCAGAAATTATATTTATTGATTATCTTAATATTTGTTCTTCTTCAAGATTTAAGCCCGGTGGAAGTGTAAACTCTTATACATATGTTAAGGCCATAGCTGAAGAGTTGCGAGGTCTTGCTGTAGAATTTAATGTACCGATCGTATCAGCGACACAAACGACGCGTTCAGGTTACTCTAACACCGATGTGGAGCTGACTGATACTTCTGAATCATTCGGATTACCGGCAACAGCAGACTTTATGTTTGCGCTAATAAGTACAGAAGAACTCGAACAGTTAAATCAGCTGATGGTAAAGCAGTTAAAAAATAGGTATAACGACCCGTCTTCTAATAAGCGGTTTATGATAGGTGTTGATCGAAAAAAGATGCGTTTATACGATTTAGAACTTAACGCACAAGTTGACCTGGATGATTCTGGTCAAGAGAATGCCTCTACTCTTTTCGATATGAGTACGGTGTTTAAACCTAAAGATTATAGCTCGATAAAAATTTAATATGTACTTAAATGTATGGTTAGATGAGAGCTTAGAACAAATTAAGCCTATCTTAATAGGCACTCATTCTTATAATTTTATAATTGGTCAGTTAAATCAATCTTTAAAGACAGAAGGCTTTGTATTTAATTTTAAACGCAATACTTTCATGGGTAAGAATGACCTGGCAGTTTCTGGTTTATATGATGTTGAAAAAAACAAAAAGATTATAACTATTATTTTTTCTAAACATTTTAAAGAGTTTACTATTAAGCGTAATTTTTGGAAACGATTTAAGTTTGCTATATCCCAAACATGTCAACACGAAGTTATTCATCAGTGTCAATGGGCTTTCAGAACCTATAATACAAATGCAAGATATTCGAGCAGATTTAGGTTTAGTCAGGGTAATTTTAAACAAAAAATTTACTTATCTGATCCAGACGAAATAGAAGCCTATGCCCACGATATTGCTATGGAAATAAAATTTTTTTACCCTAAACGCAACCCATACCATGTATTAAAGTATGCTAACCGTTTTGCCAATCTTTGGTCTTATCAATATTACCGTCAAACCTTTGGTAAGAGAGACTGGAAACTTATTCAACCCAGGTTGATTCGAAAAACATATAAATGGTTAGGAGCTTAAATGCCAAGTTGGTTAAATGTTACAGAAATAGTACTTTTACTATTTACATGCTGGGTATGTTATAACGCCGGAAAATTAAAGGGCGTTGCGGATATCATTGAGCTACTTTTGCACAAGCGCATGATTACTATGGAAGATATTCGCAAGTTAGAAGAAAAGTAACCGTTGATTATTTTCCTAAGATTGTATATAATACTTTATCAATAGGAGATACACATGACACAGGCAAGCTCAAAACCTCGAGTTAAAAATGATCAATTAGGTGACGAGGCACTTACCATGCTATTTGAAGCTTTTAAGACCCATCCTATCGAAGAGTTTCGCAACTTATGCAGAGATTTAATTGAAGCTTCTTCTGGTAAGCGTACTACAAAGGATAAGTTTCATATTTTACTTGAAACCTCGCGTTCAAAGAACGATATGTTAACTAAAGTAAGTAATTATTTGATGGCCGGACAAGGTTTAGGAGTATAGAATGATTACGGTGGCAGGTGTTTCGGTATGTAAAGGTAAAGTAAAATTACGATTCTGTTCTGATGCTGTGTTACGTATTAAAAATTTACATAAGCAAGGAGATACAGACATTGAACTTATGGAATTACCTATGCCTATGTCTAAATTAGATGCATGCAATTACCTACTTAAATCTGGTCATTTTGAAAAATATAAAGACGAAATTATGTCAGTTATAGGTAAGAAACACTTGCCTAAAACATCTAAACAAGCTATAATAAAGCCTGTAGTTGAGAATGACAGTGAACTTCAATCTATTAAAGAGTTAGCAGAAGCATAATATTTTTACTACAATAGAACCACCGCCGTCTATTGTAGTCTTTTGTGGCGGGGATATATCATGAGGAAACTTATGTCGATTCAAACTAGTGTTCTTAAAACCCTGAAGTCAGGCCGTCAATTTACTGCCGGTCAACTGGCTGGTCTGTTTAAGACTACCGAAGGTACCGTTGCTGCTCGTATTTCCGAGCTTCGTAGCCAGGGTTATGCTATTTACAGCAACACGGCTAAAAATGGCAAGACTGCCTACCGTCTGGGAACTCCTTCCCGTCGCATGGTTGCAGCTGCGTTTGCAGTGCATGGTAGTTCAGTTTTCAACTAAAAAGTAGTTAGTTGAATCAAACCCCGGCTTGTCCGGGGTTTTTTATTGTGATAAATATAATAAAAAAGGAGTCTTATGTCAGCAGCTTCTGACAAATACGAAAAAGATGTAGCAGCTTTTATGAATAGCTTACCCGGGGTGAAGGCTATACGTCCAACGGTTGGTACGGATTACCCGGATGTACTGGTAACTTACAAAGGTAAAACTTCTTATGTAGAGGTTAAGATGAGTCACTCAGACAACTTATCTAACCCCAGAATGTATTTTTCTGATGGTAAGTGGCAGACTACATATAGTACACCTGCAGCTAAGTATGCAGTAGATATACTGAACACTTCACCGCAAACTAAAGACTTTCTTAAAAAAATTGCTGAATTTTCTGGTATTCCTTTAAAAATTTTAAAAATACCTACTACAAAATCAGGGCTTAAAGAAGAAGGCGCTATACCTCTTCATATTATGAAATCATATTTCGCTAAACCAGGGGTAAATAGGTATATAGCTAGTAAAGAGAATTATGATTTAGGAAAGGTAGTAACGGAGCATTATACTATTGGTAAAACTGAACCTGCTAATTATATGCAAGCAGGGGATGATTTTTATCGTATAGGTGCTTCAGATCCGTTTAAACTTGGTAACTCCATACCTCTTTTGACAGGGAGAGGTGATTTTAAAGTACGTATTGGTACTAGAAGTGAATTTTATGAAGTGCAGGCAGAAATAAAAATTAAGCAAATGCCGGTTAGCGATTTTTCTTGTAAACCAGGTACCCGTAAAAAGAACCCCTTTAAGTAATGATTACACTAACGTCGTTTATCAACGAATCAACAGAAGATAAACTTACTCATCTAGAGCACGCAGAAGATCATGTCATCAACGCTGGTTTCGAAGGTTTTGCGCATGCCTTCCATAATCTGGAAGACGTTAAAGACCAGCTGCAAGGTAAGAAAAACAAAACAAAAATTACAACCAAGTATGATGGATCCCCTTCTGTGGTATTTGGTACTAACCCCGATAATGGTCAGTTTTTTGTTGCATCTAAGTCTGCGTTTAATAAAAACCCTAAACTAAATTACACGTTTGAAGACATAGAACAAAATCATGGTCATGCTCCCGGCTTAGTAGAAAAACTCAAGCATGCACTTGAACATCTACCTAAAGTAACTCCCAAAGCTGGGGTTTATCAGGGTGATATTATGCATACAGGGGGAATAAAAAGTGAAGATAATCCTCATGGAGATGTGATGGAGGATAGAGGTAAGTATCACTTTAAACCTAATACTATAACTTATTCTACTCCAAAAGGGTCAGCAGAAGGAAGGAAAATTGCAAAATCCAAACTCGGTGTGGCTGTACATACCTCTTATACTGGTAATCGTTTTAGTGATTTGAGAGCCGAAGTAGGCGCCGATCTGTCACACTTCGGTTCACACCCTGATGTTCATTTAATTGATGTAGCAGGTGATGCCGAACATGCCAAACTAACTACTAATCAAGCCCATACTTATCAACACCACATGGATCAGGCTGTAGGTCAATTTAAACAGTTCGATAAAAAGCACTACAAAGTATTAGATAACCATGTAGAACATCTTAAAACGTATATTAATAAAACAGTAAGAGAAGGAACCAAACCATCGGTTGAAGGTTATCAAGAACATCTTAAAAACTACCATCTTAGACAGATAGCAGGGGTTAAGACTGCTAAAGCTGTAGAAAATAAATCACAGAAGATGGAAGAAGATATGAAGCATGTAAATAAGAATAGTGAACATTTTAATTCTATTTTTAATATGCACCATCACTTACAAGCAGCTAAGGATCAATTAGTTCATGCTCTATCAACTCATAGTAAGTTT